TCCTCAGATGGGAGCGCAACTTCAACGAGGGTGAGCGAGATCGCCGTAAGGGTTGGTACTTACCAGTTAAGATGGATATGTCTTAAACTTTTTTTATTTTTATTCACTTCTCCTATTGCTATACTAAATACAGTATGCTATATACTGTGTATAGATAGAGAAAAGGAATAAGAAATGTCACTTAATATTACACAAACTGAAATCAATACACTTTGGGACAAGGGATACCGCCCTTTTGAAATTTACACATCTAACCCAGAGCCTGTAATGTATCACGGCAAAATGGAAGAAACTAATGCAGTTGGTGGTTGGGATATCAAACACATCTTTGCCACACGCGATGAAATTGAAAACTATCCAAACTTTGACTGCATCATAATGATAGACAGTGTTGCTTACTGTACTGAAATCTTTCACGGCAATGAAGTTAAGTCTAACAAGTCATCTAACTTCACAGACCTTGAAATGAATGTCATTAACATTTTAGCTAACAATCACAAAAATTTAGATGATAGTGGTCAGTGGCAATCAGATGATGGGGAATATCCTCACCTTGATACATGGGAGCTTACTATTGATGGTAGGCCACAAAATTTAACAATATTCACAAAATATGATTTAGACCCAAAAGTATATAGGGGTGTTATCTCTAGCCTTATTCAAAAAGGCGCAATTGAAACAGACGAATATGAAGCTGTTGCAGTGACAACTAAAGGGCGTCGTGTTCCAACAACTTTACAGGCAATTGCTATCAACAAAGAAACTTTTAAGGAGGTGGCGTAATGGGAGATTATTTAGCACATTGGCAGAAAAAAGACGGCACTCCAAACTTGCGAACAGCTTATGGTCAAAAGATACAACGCCGAATGGATGAAACAATTAGAAAAGAATTGGAAATTGTTCAGAGGGCGCAAGCGAATATTGATCGTTTAGTAAAAGGCGGTGGCAGATTGCCACCAGTTGCCCCTAAAGAAACATCGGAAACTCTGATTGATGAATTGGAGAAGTGGCGTTTAGCACAAGGCTTCAAGTCAATGTGCGCTATGGAATTAATTTATGAGTATGAGCTTACACCAAAGCAATCTACTTGGATCGTAAACTTTATGAAGCGTTGGGACAATCTCGACAAAATTTAGAAAGGAGGCGGCGTAATGGAAACAAAATATCTTAATAAAACTATCTTGATCAGACAACATCTTGATGAAGGTTATTCAATCACAGCATTCGAAGCATTAAAATTATTTGGTACTACTAAATTAGCTTATAGAATGCGTGAGTTAAAAGTAACTAATTATCCTTTCACAAAAGAAATGATTGATGTGGGTAATGGTAAACGTATCGCTCAATATAGAAAAAAGGTGGCGTAATGGATAACGTAATATTTTTAAATTCTGATTACTCACAAGGGTATAAATGCGCGAAAGAAGAAGTCGCATCTGGAGAAATTTACTGCATAGAAAGTTCATTGATGTTGTTTGCACAAGATCCAGCAGACAATGACTTTCAACGTGGTTTTGAACAAGGCTTAAAAAGCCTAATTAAAAAGGAGAATAAAAATGGGTTATAAATATTGGACACAAGCGGAGGACGCAGAGCTTGTATTAATGCGAGAAGCCAAGGTATCTACCAAGGAGATCGCCAAAGCGTTAAAGCGTTCACCCTCGTCAGTTATGAACCGCATAGCTGTTAAGGACATACCATACGGCAAGCCAAGTGTTATCGATGAGATTGCATCCGTTGGTGTTGCATTTGGTGAGCCTGACACAGTTCAAACAGAAAAAGAGAAGCAAGCAAGTGAAATGCAATCTCTTAAAAATGCGCTTGAGGAAATGGAAGAAGACATCAAGCCAAGCAATTGGTTTCCAAAACTAAAGCGTTGGTTAGGATTTTAAAATGGAACCAATAAAAAAATTGTCGTCTAGTTATTGCCCTCACTGTCGCAGTATAAAACTAGCGGCAAAGGATTCTAGGGCGCATTCTGCCTTTGGATTTTTAACTACCAAACGTCGAAAGGTTTGCCCTAAGTGTGACTATAGGGTAACCACAATCGAACTGCCACTACATCTGGCAGAAGAAATATTTCAAGAAGTTTAGAAAGGAATGAGTATGATTATTAAGAGATGGAAGTTTAAAGGTTTCAATCACATAACCTTTACCAATGACTTCCCTGATTGGATTAAGATGAACTCAGGCAAAAGGTTAGGCCACAAAAGTTTGTGGGTATACACACAGTCAGGTGAAGTTCCCATCGAAAGTGGCAAGTGGATATCAATTAACTTGCGTGGTCACATTGAAGTCCACGATAAGAAACCAAAGCTACTATTTAATGTTGGACTGACAAAGGAAATCTTCTCTGGATTTCTGTTAGTTGCCACACTTTTAATTATAGTTGTAGGACTGATGGTTTTGTGATAAGAAGGATTTGACTGCTCGATAAAGGATCTTTTCTTTTCTCTTCCTGTATCCTTGTCTTACTAAACTAGACCCACTTGGCCAGGTTTCGCACTGCAAAGGTGGGTCTTTTTTTATTGCCTTAGACATCATCAAACTTTATAGTTATGCGGTAAGGTGGTTAAATGAAATCAGTTATTATCGGGCATGTTAATATCAGATCTCACTTCAGGCATATTCGCTACCAAATGCGCTAACATTAATACGAATATAACCGCCACCTTACACGACTATTTTCCTAAATCAATCGGTCTTAGTTTTGGCATGAGAGTGCTAGAAGATACCTTATCTGTCTCTATACACTGACCCATGCTATCCATATCCTCATATGGTTTGTATGCTTCTGGCAGTGCATTGCCGCATTCATATGCAGTTCTATACAAAGTTTTCTTTTGGATCTCTGTACCATCTATGACATATGTCAGGACAAGCATTGTGTAGAAAGTCATAACGCCTCCTTATGCTTTTCGAATTTACCATTGGCATCAAGTTTCGGAATTGTAGTTCTTTTCCTTTTGCTTGCGATCTCACCTCCACACGCCATGTAGCCAGCCCCATCGACCCAATTGTCAGGATGTTCTGGATTTGATTTGATTCGTGCAACTTTCAGGAGGTTCATCATAACACCTACATCATGTGTCTTTACCTCTACACCTAAGTAAGTTGACCAGAAGTCTGCAATCATCTTGAAGTTGTCCTCCATGTCGCCATGATCAGACGCCCTATCTTTCGTTACATATTTCTTGGCAGTGTCGAGGATGTCACCTCGCGTTGCTTCTTCTATATGTTTGCTCGTAGCCCATTTAGCCATTTGTTTTCCTTTCTTATAATTCTAATACCATTTGAGTAATAACTTTACTTCCAGAGTTATATTGTTTTGTTTCACCTTTAGGGTAAGGGAACTGATCGTAGTTTAAAGACTTAGTTAAAAGTTTTCGATCTTTCTTACTTCCAACAATATAAATATACCTATGTTTGCGTGGCCTATCTATGTATTCATATTTGTCTGGATTGCTTTTTCTTTCTTCGATTGTGCTTTGCTCAGTGATGGTTTTGGAATGTAGGTTTGATCCTATAATCCTCCACTCTGTTCTCTTTGCACTCAGGCCAGTGTATAAAAAATTAGTTGCCTGATAAACATATCCAACGTGACCCTGACTTATATCAGCATATGAAATTACAATTTTTGGTTTTGGTAGCATCTTTAAAGATTGAGATATTAGAAAAGAAGATTGATTCTTATCATTATCTTGTAGGCATAATCTATTTAGCTCTACTACTTTACTTGAATGTTCCTCGCCACAAACACCCATACAGAGAGCTGGGGATGGGGGGATACCATAAGTCACAACACCAATTAGTTCAGATTCATCAAACAATCCAAATGCATTTGTTATGTTTGGTATTCTTTTTGCGTAATGTTTTTTCAATAACCAATTGTAAGTATCAACAGATTTAATTGGTAAAACTTTTAAATTTGACATCTCAACTCCTTTCTCAATTTATTGGTGGTGAGAAGTAAGCAAACCTTGGCCTACCCTTTGCACCTTCGTTTTGATTTCTACATTCAATACCTCTGTCAGTTTGCAGTGCATCGAGAATGTCAGCACGTCTGCGCCTATCCATATTTGCAAAAGCTGATACACTTCTGGCTAACTCACGTTCAGTTAAGCCAGTTAACCCAGCCTTTTCTATTCGTGCGTAGACTGCCTTACATGCCGCTTCAAATGGTCCTTCTGACATATTAGACCTGAACATCTCGATAGTTTGGATTGCATAGTGATCTACATAATCAATAGACCACTGCATTGCATCTGAACCTATTTCGTCCTGACCCATTGACCGAGCGATAATCAAAGACAAACGCATGGCAATCTCACGGCTACGATTGTACATAGCCTCCAGACCTGTACCTGTCTCCTTCTTAATTGCATTAACCAATCTCTGCTCGTACTCACGCAGAAGATCTTCAGCTTCCTGAGTAAATGCAACTTCTAGTGGATGTGGTGGCATGTCATGACTGTTGCCAGTATCTAAGTCACCTTCATTTGCATTGGCATGATCCTTTGCCCAAGTAGCAAGTCGATCAGATATTGTTGACCTTCTTTTCTTCTGGGACATCTGCACACCAATTTCAGACTTCACAATTATAAAACGATTGAGCAATCCAGATGCAACATCACCTCCACCAATAGCTTGCATAAACTCTGATGGTGTAGACAT